ACAGTGATGATAATGATGGATACTTTCAACAAGTAAATGATGGGGTAAAAACTCTTGATGTTGTAACTTACAGCGATGGCAATGAAATAGATACACTTCAACAAGGTCATGGAACGATGAATGCAATCATTAATTTACAGGGAAATTATCCAACCGATATAAGCTTAACCCAGCAAGGAAATAGTAATCAGAGTTATAGTTTAACACAGAATTGTCAAACTGTGGGTGGTTGCTCGGTTACAGTAACCCAACAATAGTGTATTCGTGGAAAACGGTCTTAATAACCATCGGGTTATTATTTTCTCTTAAGGTATGGAATCCTTATCTTATTGAGAACATCTCATGGTCATGGTTTGACTTCCTACACCAAACTCACGAAATAACAGCCGTAGAAAATATCGTTCTTGTAGACATAGATGAAAAATCTCTAGCCGGCTGGGGACAATATCCTATCCCGAGAGGAATTTACGGAGATGTCCTCGAAACAACAGACTACTCTAATACCCATATATTTACTCAGATTTTTTCAGAGCCAGATCGTGAGCCTGCAGAGGACGCTAAATTCTCTGCCAGTTTACGGCAGCGATTGACTATTTTATCAGCTGCACCAAGCACACAGAAGGATTCGGGGATTGCTCCATTTGTTGGAACTGCAACATTAGGTAAAGGGGATATAGACCAATGGGTGTGGGACTATAGTGGAATCGTATCTCCTATTAGCTTACTATCATCAGGAAGTTATGGAGTGGGCGTCGTCGCTGCGACACCGCTACAAAAAGGAACACCAAACTTTGACGGAACTATCAGGTCATCTCCGTTATTGGTTAGAGCAAACGATGCAATATATCCTTCCCTAACATTAGAATTATTACGTGCTGTTTATGATGAACCATCATATCAATTAAAGGTATCAGAAGTTGGGGTTGAGTGGGTTCGTATGGGCAGACAAGCTCCCATAGTGACTACTCCAACTGCAGACGTTATGATATCCTATTGGAATCAATTCGAAAGGGTGTCTGCTATTGATTTACCAAATCTAGACCTTACGAATAAGATACTAATTTGGGGATTAACTGCGGAAGGGTTGAACAATCCAATATCAACCCCAATGGGTGTAATGTATCCCCACGAAGTGCAAGCAAACCTAATCCAAACCGTCTTGTCAGGAGTTCAAATACAACAATCCTACTATCTTGAATTTCTCGAAGTTGTTCTTCTTCTGACAGCACTTCTAATAGTGTTGGTAGTGGTTTACAGACTTCCCACAGCTCTTGCGGGGATAGTGAGTCTAGGTATTGTTGTATCTCAGGTGGGCGGGGGTTATTTTGCATGGACTTCCAATATCGTTCTGTTTGATACTTTCTACTCATCGATGGCCTCCTTGGTCGTATTCGGGCACGCATCTTTTAACAAATATTATGTTACTTTCCAACTTAAAGAACAAATTAGAAAGCAGTTCCAAAAGTATTTATCGCCTGACATGGTTGAAGAACTCCAAAATAACCCCGAACTATTGAAACTTGGTGGAGATAGAAGGGAAATGACCTTCATGTTTATGGATATCTGTGGATTTACTCCTGTATCAGAAGCGTTCATGAAGAAGGATGATCCTGAGGGATTAGTAGATTTAATAAATACTTATCTAGACCGTATGACAAAGATCATCTTATCTTACGGTGGAACTATAGACAAATACATGGGTGACTGCATTATGGCCTTTTGGAATGCACCATTGCCATGTCAGGAACACGCGCAGATGGCGGTGGATTCTGCAATAGAAATATTGGACGCATCTATTGAGTTAAATGAAATTTTTAAAGAACAAGGCTTACCTCCTATCAACGTTGGTATTGGTATCAATACTGGCGAGTGTATCGTCGGCAACATGGGCTCAGAACTTAGATTTGACTATTCCGTCATTGGAGACGCAGTCAACTTGGCATCTAGACTCGAAGGCCAAACAAGAAATTATGATGGGGTGGACTTGTTGTTATCGGAGTCAACTTATTTTGCATGTCCAAACCGCGCATTTAAGCCCGTTGATCGGATACAAGTCAAGGGAAAATCTGATAAAATTCAATGCTACACCGCGATCACCGAGCAAGACCGAGTGGGCCATGTTCGTTACGGTAAGTCTGCTTGACATCTATACTTCTGATAAATTATTAGACTATCCTAACATGAGGGAATTGAATCCCTTATTACCCAATAGACCATCAAAGGGCAGAATGTTTGCTCATAAGTTAGTTTTATTTCCTTTATTTTATCGCATAAATGGGGTTAAATTCAGAGACATTTCAGCATGGGAATTGCAGATACTAACGGGCGTAACCATGGCAGCAATATCTCACAACTATAATCTAAAAGAAGAATTAGATAGAATTTCAGCAAAAAGGGGTAGTCAAAACTGAAAAAAGTAGTATAATAGCTATGGTAGGAATTTATTTTATATAAATACTATTACTGTCTAGAAAGAGAGGTTTTTAATCGATTAGACTGGACGGTAAAAATGTGATAGGGTTTGTGATGAAACATATGATGTTAGAGTGGTGTAAATCATTCTCGATTCAGAAAACTGATTGATAAGCCCTTGATCGTTAGATGCCAAATTTGGGTCTAACATTTAAATTAACTTGCTTAATAAAGGAGTAAAATACAATGACATTATTCGATGACATTTACGGGAGAACATTCCCATTCGCAATCGGGTTCGACAGAACCTTCCAATTACTAGAAAGAGCTGCACAAGCACCTTCTGTTAATTATCCACCTTATAACATCGTCAAAGTTGATGATGAACACTTTACTATTGAACTTGCAGTAGCAGGATTCAGTAAGAAAGATATTTCAATCTCTAAAGAGAAAGAAGTTCTTTCTATTGAAGGTAAATCTGAGGACACTGAGAAAGAGTTTGTCCATAGAGGACTTGCTTCAAGAGAATTCCGTAGGAGTTTTACACTCGCAGACGATGTAGAAATCGTGGGTGCCCAACTCTTAGACGGTATCTTGAGTGTGGATATGAAACGAGTAATTCCTGAAGCGGACAAACCACAACTTATAAAAATAAAGTAAAACCCTCTAGTCAGTTTGGGGCTAAATATAGTATAATATACTATAGATGGCTTACTTTCAATATACCCTAGACGACCTAGAAGAACGCAGTTCTAAAAAAGAGTTTTCATACGTCACCTTCTTTGCTGGAGGTGGTGGTTCTTCGTGTGCATATAAACTTGCAGGCGGAGACGTTCGATATATGAATGAGTTTCAACAGATTCATGTTGATACCTATCTTGCCAATTTCCCTAATACCGTTCATCAATGTAAAGACATTAAAAAGGTGACGGGCGCAGACATTATGGAAATGACTGGTCTCAAAAAATATGAATTAGATTTACTGGATGGGTCACCACCATGTCCACCATTTTCTGTAGCAGGAACCAAGCGAGAAGGTTGGGATCAAGAGAAGATGGCATATGGCATGAAACAAAAAAACATAGAAGATTTAACTTGGGAGCAAATTAGAATTGCAGAAGAGTTAATGCCTAAGGTTATTGTTTGTGAAAACGTAAAGGGTCTCTCTATGGATTATGCAAGAGATCATTTAAATAGAATGGTTAATGATTTTGAAGCCTTGGGTTATAGTATTACATGGAAAGTTCTTAAAGGTCATGAACACGGAGTTCCTCAAAAGAGAGAAAGAGTATTCATGGTAGGAGTTAGGGATGATGTATTAGAGGCAATACAAATGCCTTTCATATGTTTGAGTGGACTCTTTCCTCATCCCGAAAAAGTAAGAACGTCTATTGGTGCAGCGATAGATGATTTACAATCCGACCCTGAGAACATGGAAGATGCTAAATACTTAAGACAGGCTATGACAGATAGTCCAAAAGGACATTGGGTTCACGGATTTGAAGAACATCCTGATCCAAAATTTGAGGGAACTGGCCCATGTAGTGGGGTAGAAGGAGTTGATACAGGTGGTTCTTATATCTCAATAGGAGATCATGTAGTTAAACCTTGGTTTCGGGAACAGATTAAGAATGGACTTATAAAAGCAGAGGATGAGAAACATTCTTATTATATGTCAAGGATAGTTCCAAGATATTTACCAGCACACTCATTAACTGAACAGGGATGTCAACCAAAATTTATGGGTGGTAATCATTTTCATTATAATGGTAAAAGAATATACACACCAAAAGAAATGGTAAGACTGATGACATTACCTAACGATTATAAAATGACAGGCGATTACAATGATAAAGGTGCAAGAATAGGATTGATGGTTGCACCATTATGTTTGTATTATCTAGTAGAAGAAATTAAAAAACAAATATTAGAACCGTGGAATTTACTGCAGAATTAGATTTAGGTTGGAAAGCAACCTATGATAAATGGAACGGCAAGTTTCTAGATGAAACTTCTTATGATACAGTTATATCTTCTATAGGCGTTAAACATGATGTTATTAAGGTTTATAAACCATATGGGTCATTAAGTGGGAAACCATTACTTGCCTGTATTGTTAAGAATGCATATAAAGGTAAAGATTACCAAGAGATAAAGGATGCTTTATTTTCTATAGATGATATGTCAACAATGAGAGCAAACGCTGCAGGCCCAATCGATCATGAAGAAATGAAAGCGAAGGGATTGATTGAAGGACAACATTATAAACTCAGAACACCAAACAGCTATTATCCATTAAAAAAGAACGGAAAGTTTAATCGTATTGCAGAAGCAAATGCAATTCATTCAGTTCTTATTGGATATAAGCGAGGAAGATTTACAGGAATGATCTCACCTAGTGGTTGGATGAAAAAGAAATCTAATCAAGAAAAGTGGGAAGTTCTACAAAGAATTGCGCCGTTGAATGAAAAGGCGTTAAAGAAAGCCGTCCCCGATGTGTGGCAAATGCAAAATACATTTGCAAAAGACTACATTGAAAGTAAGTATCACATCGGGGGCGCACCAATTACAGCTTTATCTGCGAACAAATACAGCACAGAAGGCACACAAAGAATGTCTGCTCATGTAGATGGGAAAGATTTAGAATTTGGTTTGACCACTATGTGTGTATTCAGAATTGGAGAATTCAAGGGTGCATATCTCACATGGCCACGATATGGCATTGCAATAGAAGCAGATGATGGGGATGTATTGATTGGTGATTCAAATGAATTACATGGTGTCACACCAATAAGTGGTAATGGGATTAGATTATCTTGTGTTGCATATTGTGATGAACACGTTGCAACAATGGGTGTTGGTGGTAAATCAGAGAATCCTATCGGCCCACATAATAGAGATAAACAAGGATCGCTAGATGAGTTTTTCTAAAAGCCACTTGTAGATTATCAGGATGAATGTTATAATAAATACAACTGAGAAATTGACAGTAGTCTCTTTCTTTAAAATCAATAATATTTGGGATTGTGTCCCAAAAGGAGATTAAAATGACGTTAGGAAATGTCGCCCACGCGGGTTTAAAAAAAGAGTTTGACATTGCTCTTTCAAAAAAATTATGTCCACCAAGAAAAAACCATTTAAACAATGTTTTTGAAAAAAGAATTGTTACATCCGTTGACAATATTATTATCCAAGACGAAAACGAAGTCTCATATCAGCCGAGAGAAAACATTAATGTTCTTTCTAATGTTAATGACTTAACGCCTTCGTTTAGATATAAAGGTTGGTTGCATGATCAAAAACCTTTAGTTTGCACAACTTCAAAAAGTGTGAAAGGAAAATTTGTTTTGAGACGAGGATTTAATAGATACGAAACAGTCACAAATAGATTGGGTTGGAAATTTATTATCATAGATGTTTATAAGGAATCAGATAACGTTAGGGATAACATTCTTTTTGCCTATCAAGACAATAATGGTAATCTACCATCTGCGCCTAACAAAGACATTGATTTTGTTAAAGGTGCTGTTCAGTTTATTGACGAGACTAATGTTGATCAATCAGACGATAAAGCAATCATAGCTTTCTTAGAAGAGATTGTAAAAGATGAAGACGGCATACCAATGAGAACTCAAGATGAAATCGTGAATTATCTTCCTTTAATGGATGAAGAAGGACACCAAATTGGTAAGGTGGTAAATAAAGGTTGTCTTCTTTATAAAGTAAGATTAAAAAGAGGAAGAGTAAAAACTCTAAGACCTCTTGATGGAACTGGTGCAAATGCATTATTACATTCATTAAATCTACCATGGGCTGGAGATAAAGGAATACAATCAGTTGATAATAGCACTATGGATTTAGGTTATGCATACAATGGAAATCCAAATCCCCACAGAATTTTGTGGGACGGCTTAAAGTATTACAGAAAATATCAGAAACCAATTCATCTTTTCGGTTATGTTCAAAATCCAAGTTCTACAACATTAAGAGCAGATAGAAGAACATGTTATGAACATTATAAGGGGTTCATCCAAGAGTGTGAACTCAGATTTTCTAATACTTTAGACGGTTCTGATTTAACAGGATTTTTTGAGTGGAAGTTTGATGAGATATTTCCTTGGGGCGGATTCATACCTCAAGACGAGTCTATCAATAAAGATGGAAACAAAACTGAATCAGGTCTTGTAAAATATATTTGGCCAGTTGCTGGTGGTAAACCTATGGAAGTTAATAATTTAGATGAATTTTTATTACAAGCTAAAGCAAGTTAAATGATTATAATGATAGGTGGAGTTCCTTGTAGTGGCAAGAGCACTATTATGGGAAAGTTAATAGAACGTCTAGAGGAACCCACCTACATTGAACCAATGCCATTATTTAAGTGTCAAGAGCATGGAGATATTCTTGTTCTAGGCCAATATTATAGGGGTGAAACCTTTGGCGGAACTGACAGATTATCTTACGCTTCTATTCCATTCTTTCCTGAGTTTTGTGACGGAGTATCGGTAGGATATAAACACACACTTATAGAAGGGGACAGATTCTTTAAAGCAGATCATATTGAATGGTTGTTAGACAATCATGACGCAATAGTCTATGTTCTTAATGTGGATATAGAAGCTGAAAACAACAGACACACAATAAGGGGTGATACTCAATCAGAAGTTTGGCTGAAGGGGCGACGAAGTCAGATAAATAATATATTAACTAACATGAATTTGATGGGTGCTTTAGAACCAAGAAATAATAACACTATTGAACAACAAATTCTGATAACGGAAGAGATTTATGGCAAAATTATTCAATGACAAAGTATACATGGTTGTAGAAAATCCTAATGAGGAAACAGCTGGTATACAATTAATGAACGATCCATGGAAAGGTTTAGTTTATCAATATGGTGATGTCCAGTTTGTGGACGGCGAACCTAAGTTAAACTTTCAAAGAACGATTAGAAAACTTCCCGATGGAACAATAGAACATGAAGATAACATAGATGAACTCCTAAATAATAAGGAGTTAAATGATCTTATGGGTGATATATTAGTGGAACTTATGGAAGAAGAGGTGGAACGTGAACAGTCAGTCGTTAAAGACACAGATCAAACAGCATGAAGGCGAAGTCTTAGAAATTTATGAAGATTCTCTAGGGCTAAAAACATTAGGAGTCGGTCATTTAATCACAGAAGGTGATTATGAATATGATCTTCCTGTAGGAACACCAGTAAGTCAAGTAGTAGTTGATGCATACTTTGAACTAGATTTTTATGAACATGTGGCAGAAACTATTCAAGTCTTTGGGGATCAAGAAGATTTTCATGATTTGCCTCAATCCATACAACACGTTTTAGTTGATATGTGTTTCAATCTTGGAGCTCCTAGACTTGCAAAATTTAAGAATATGTTAAATGCGTGTCGGGAACATAACTGGGGTGAAATGGCAATTCAAATGGAAGACAGTCGCTGGTATAATCAGGTAGGTGTCAGGAGTAGAAATTTACAAACAATGGTATTAAATGTCTAAAAAAGTAAAATGCATTCGTCTTAATACTGGTGAAGTATTGATAGGATTTGTAAGCAATGGCCTATGTTCATATAAGATAGAAGATGCACAGGTTTTGATTACAGGAATAGAAGACGAAAAATACGAAGTAAACCTTGCACCATGGATACCATATGCAAAGGAATATAATTTTAAAATATGGAAATGGGCAGTCATGTCCGTTTTTGAAGCAAAGCCACAGCTAGAAACAAATTTCAAAGTGGCAACAGGTAATAAAACACAAAGAGGAAAATCATGAAAGAAGTGATCGTGAAAGCACTACGTTTAAAATACGAAGGTGCAATAGCAGAAGCTCATGCAAACATTGAGATTTACATGACCAATTCAGCAGGAATCGGAGAACATCCCGAAATTTTGTCGTCAATCGACACTCAAGTTGAAAAAATAGCAGAAGCCGAAGACAAACTTATAGTCTTAGGACAATACTTTGATTTCAACAAAGATAAAGAAACTTTAGTAGAAGAACAGGTAGACGAAAGATCATCCTTGTAGTATAATAGCTATATGGATTTCTATACAAATGTCTGTCGCACCCGCGACAAGATTCTAGTCAAAGGATATAAAGGAAACGAACAACAAAAGTTGTCTGTTGCCTATCGTCCTAACCACTACGTCCCATCCAAGAAAGGCACAACTCCATTTAAGTCATTAGATGGTAGGCCTCTTGAGGCAGTCAATCTTAACTCTATGGGTGGTGCTAGGAAATTCCGAGAGAAGTATAATGGTGTTCAAGGATTTGAAATTCATGGATACGACAGGTATGTCTACACCTATATTGCAGACAAATTCCAAGACATTAAAGTTAACTTAGACCTTATAAGAATCGCTTCACTTGATATTGAGTGTGAGTGTGAGGATGGGTTTCCTGATCCAATGTTCGCAGCTGAAAAGGTAAATGCAATAACCATTAAACCATTTGGTAAGAAACCTGTAGTTTTTGGTATCGATTATGAGTGGGACAACTTAGCTGTAAATTATCTTAACTGTGAGAATGAAGCAGATTTACTTAGGAAGTTTATTAAATATTGGAGAGACCAGTCATTTGATATTATTACAGGATGGAATGTTAATTCATTTGATATAACTTATCTTTGTAATCGTATTGATAAAATTCTTGGTGAAGCTCAACATAAGAAACTTTCACCTTGGGGTATGAGTGATGTTAGAGAGTTTACTGCTTATGGTTATCAAAAGAATCAAGTTTTTAATCTGTATGGGATAAACGTTCTTGATTATCTTGAATTGTATCGTAAACATACATTTGTTAATCAGGAATCATATCGATTAGATCATATTGCAAATATAGAGTTGGGTAAAGGTAAATTAGATTATTCAGAGTATGGTAATCTGCATACACTTTACCGACAAGATTATAAAAAATTCCTTGAGTATAATGTTCAAGACGCTGTGTTGGTTGAAGAATTGGAAGATAAACTTGGATTAATCGAGTTGGTTGAAGCCATGGCGTATACCGCCCGATGTAATTATAACGATACATTTGGGATGGTGAAGTATTGGGAAACCATTATTTACAACTTCTTAAAAGAACAGAATATACAAACACCACCACAGAAACTTAAAGTTGATAAGACAAATCGTATTATTGGTGCCTATGTTAAAGAACCATTAGTCGGTGGACATAATTGGGTTGTATCGTTTGATTTAAACAGTCTATATCCTCATTTGATTATGCAATATAACATTTCACCTGAGAAGATGATAAAGGCTGACAAGTTGGATGTTAGTGTCAATGCGTTGTTGAATAAAGAATGTGATTTATCAGGCCTTAAGAATACTACAGTCACACCTAACGGTGCTACATTTAAAAGAGATAAACAAGGGTTTCTTCCTGAGTTGATGGAAAAATTCTATGATGAACGTAGAATATGGAAGAAAAAGATGATTGAGTATCAGGTTGAATATCAAAGCGCAGATGCAGAAAGAAGAACAGAACTTGATACGTTAATTAAACGTGCAAACAATAATCAGATGGTGAGAAAGATTGCCTTGAATTCCGCTTATGGCGCTTTGGCCAATCCTTACTTCGCATTTTACTCAACTGACCTCGCTGAAGCCATTACTACTAGCGGACAATTAGTCATTCAGTGGGCAGAAAAAATCATTAACAAATATCTTAATAAGATTCTTCAAACCGAGGATAAAGATTATGTAATTGCAATGGATACTGATTCATTGTATATCACACTAGATGATTTAGTTAAACAAGTCTTTCCCGAAGACACACCAAAGAAGAAGATTATTGACTTCTTGGATACAGTTGCAGAGGAGAGAATCGAAGGTGTTTTAGCTGAAGGATTCAGTGAACTTGCAGAATACACTAACGCATTTCAAGATAGAATGCAGATGGGTAGAGAGGTTATTGCAGAACGTGGTATATGGACTGCAAAGAAAAGATATATTTTAAACGTTCATGATAACGAAGGGGTTAGACTTGCACAACCTAAACTGAAAATGATGGGTATTGAAACTGCAAAGAGTTCAACACCACAGTGGGTTAGAACAAAACTTACTGAGGCATTTCAAGTAGTCATGAATGATACCGAACAGGACTTGTGGGAATTTGTAGAAGTTGCACGAAAGGAATTCAGAAATCTTCCGCCAGAAGAAGTGGCGTTCCCTAGAGGTTGTAAAAATTTAAGACAATATAGTGATTCAACACATATCTATGGTAAAGGAACACCGATTCATGTAAGAGGTTCTTTATTATATAATCATCATCTTAAAAAGAAGAATATTGATAAAAGGTATGAGTTGGTTAAAGAGGGTGAAAAGATTCACTTCACTTATTTAACAACACCTAATCCGATTAACGAGAATGTGATTTCATTTTTAAATGTTCTACCAAGAGAGCTTGATCTGCATAGATTTGTAGATAATGATATGCAATTTGATAAGGCGTTTGTTGAACCATTGAAAGCTGTTATCAACTTAATTGGTTGGAATGTTGAACCAGTTGCCAGTCTTGATTCCTTTTTTGGGTAACCAACCCAGTTAATTCCTAAATAGTAGATAGTTATGAATCCGTTTATATATAAAGCGAAAGTGTTGAGAGTCGTCGATGGCGACACCATTGATGTGATGTTAGATTTGGGCTTCAATTTCTTTCAAAAAGGACGAGTTAGACTCGTAGGCATAGATACACCTGAGAGTCGCACAAGGGATAAAGTAGAAAAGATATTTGGAAAGGCTGCAAAACAATTTTTAGTAGATTGGGTTGAAAAGTATGATTATATACTTGTTGAAAGCTCTTCAAAGGGAAAGTTTGGTAGAATCCTAGGCAATCTATATGATCCTGAGAAGACAGAATGTTGGAACGACATGGCTATTGAAGCACATCATGCAGTTCCATATCATGGCCAAAGTAAAAATGACATTAAAAAAGGTCATTTAAAAAACCGTAAATACTTAATTAAGAATGGTGACGTGGTGTTATGATTATAGAAATATTAGACATTTTTTATATCATTATGATTGCAGTTATATTTGCTTTTATAGTTCATATAGAGACACATATAAAACAATTAAAAACCATGATGGATGAACACGTGAAATATTCTAACACGTTAGCAGATTTGTCAACAGACATAAAAAACGGTTTCGTCACAGAAGAAAAAGAAGAAAGTTCTTAAAACCCTCTTGTCCATCGTTCCATTCCATAGTATAATGTAGTATATACATTATGAGAGGTGTAATATGTCATTTTTAAAAGACCTTCTTAAGGCAAGTGGGAACGAATATGCAAGCCTCGTTTCCGATGGGGTGACAGCAGGGGATGTAGATTCATTTATTGATACTGGATCATACATTTTTAATGCACTCCTTAGTGGTTCACTATACGGTGGACTGGCAAAAAACAAAATTACTGCACTCGCAGGAGAAACAGCAACAGGTAAAACCTTCTTTGCATTAGGGGTTGTCAAACAATTTTTAGACGATCATCCTAAGGCTGCAGTTATCTATTTCGAATCTGAATCAGCACTTACACAAGACTTAATTGAAGATAGGGGCATTGACTCTAATCGTGTTATAATTGTTCCAGTGATAACAGTGCAAGAGTTCAGAAATCAATCCTTAAATATTATTGACAAATATATGGAGACTCCCGAAAAAGAGAGACCACCATTGTTAATTGTATTAGATTCACTTGGTATGTTATCCACAACCAAAGAGATAGAGGATACCGCAGCTGGAAAAGAAACAAGAGATATGACTCGGGCCCAAATAGTAAAGGGAACATTCAGAGTATTAACTCTTAAACTTGGACGTGCTCAAATTCCAATGATTGTGACTAATCACACATATGATGTGATAGGTTCTATGTTTCCTCAGAAAGAAATGGGTGGTGGAAGTGGACTTAAGTATGCAGCCTCTTCAATCATATTCCTTTCAAGGAGAAAGGAAAAAGATGGGACAGAAGTTATAGGACAGATTATACATTGTAAGAATGCAAAATCTAGATTGACGGTTGAGAACAGAGTAGTTGATGTTAGACTAACATATGATACAGGTCTTGATAGATATTATGGGTTATTAGACCTTGCACTTGCCTCGGGCATTTTTAAAAAATCCTCGACAAGAGTAGAACTACCAACAGGTAAAACTGTATTTGGTAAAACAATTAATAACAATCCCGAGGAATACTTCACAGAAGATGTGATGGAAAAACTCGAAGAAGTAGTGAAAGAATATTTTAAATATGGAAACAAGACTAGAACAGACGATACTCAAGAATCTGATTCAGAGTGAAGAATTTTCACGGAAAGTAATTCCGTTTTTGAAGCCTGAGTATTTCACCGAGAGTGACGAGCAAACTGTATTCAATGAGATACAGGATTACTTTCAGAAATATACTAAACCACCAACAGTAGAAGCACTTCTCATAAATCTTGACAATAATACTTCAATTAATGATGTAGTTGTTAAGAATTCAAAAGCTATTGTTGATGATATTGGTAAATCTCTGTCGGACGTAACTCCACAGGACTGGTTGGTTGACGAAACTGAATCATGGTGCAAAGATAGAGCAATCTATATTGCAGTCATGGACAGTATCGAAGTCATTGACAAGAAATCAAAAAGGTCTACAGGTGAAATACC